TTCATCGCCAGTTGAATCAATATCCAGTTTTTCGATTTGGCTTGCAACATCCTGTATTGCCTTAAATACGCCGCCGCTCCGCACAATATTTGCACTGTTTTCGGTGGGGAAATCATCAATGGCAACCTCCGGCACAATTACTATTCTCGGAGGGATATACCAAAGTGTGCTTGCAATTCCACCTCCCGAAGATTCTGTGCGGATACTATCCCCGGCTTGCACAGGGATGGTTTCGCTGGTAAATTCATAAAGCCCAGTGGATAATAACCCGGAGTGTTCAATCGCCCACGCGATTACATCGTTTTGATACAACCTAAAAATTGCAAAGGCTGTGTTTGGATGGGTTATTGTTGCAGAACGCTGAACAAATCCATCTGCCGTTGCCGTCCATGTGCCATCCGTGTTTATCACTACCACACGGTTTGCGCGGTCGGGTATGAAAGCAAAATTCTCACCGCCACCCCCACTGCCATTTTCCAGCAAATCAACAAGATTGTATAACTTCCCATCCTCCCCGATAATGCGCCCTGTGCGTGGGGAAAATTGATTTATGTCATACAATTTATTGGAAACAGGCGAACCGCCGCCCAACAAATTAACAATATTTTTCGTGCTGCCATCTTCTGCAATTATCTGCCCACTTGCGGGTGACATTGAATTTATATCCATGCACATTTTGCCCCTTCCTATAACTGCAAACTTAAATCTCGAAGCTGATTCATTACCGCCGCCCTTGGTCTCCTCATACCTAAGTTTTGCCACACAAGCGGTATAATTGCAGGTGCGTTCACATCGTAGGCGTTTACCCAATCAATGACCGCTTCTATCGCCGCCCTTATTTCTAACATATGAAAGCCCCAATAAATCACCAGCGTTTCACCGGGGATAATGGCATCCCCCCACGAATATGCCGCCATGTTATAATAACTTCGGATATTGTTTACAGCAGTGCGTAAATCCGTTATATGCCGCGCTTTTACTGAGGTTTGATTGAATGTTATGGTATCGAAAGGCGAAGCCAAAACCGTAAATGTGCGAGTAATGGTCGGGCTGTCGAAGCCGCCATCCGATGTATGGACTTCCACAGTATGACTTCCCGGCGAGAGTTCATCGGAAAAATAAACCGTTCTGCCGCCGTTTACAAAATCTCCGCTGGTGGTAAATTTGTCGGGATTATCCATGCTGTTATGCCATGCACCGCTTCCAATCCGCACATACAGTGTTTGCGGCTGACCATCCGGCTCTGGTTTGGCTTCGATAAATACCATCGCTTTTGTGTTGTATGTAATGCTGTTATTTCGTGGGGAATCTATTGTTGGGGCAAGCGGCGGTCTGTCGAGTGGTATGTTTTTGATTATATTGCTTAAACTTTCGCCAGAGAAAGAACCCAGCGTGTCTATTGTCCATATGCCAAATTGGGTATGTGTTCCCGGCACTCTGGACACATTTGGCGTAAAAATTCCGCTCGTAGCCGCACGGTCGATAACCGCCAAGACCGTCCAATTACTCCATGTTATATCTCCAGCCGTAGCCTCGGCTACTCTGTGAAGATAAGTTTCCCAGCCAAACGGTCTTCCAGCCCGGATGTTCATTGGGCAGTTTTTACCGCTCCAATTAAAATGTTGCACAACATTGGAAATGGAAATATTACGCCGGGTACAAATATCAGCGGTCAGCGCGATTGCTCTTGCCACCGCCGTTGGGAAATCGCCATCTTGATTTACACAAATTTCAATGCCGATGGAGTGCCTGTTGCCGTTCCCTGCGCCATCCCCGGCATGGAAACCATCTTCATTTTCGGGAAGGTGCTGGACGGTTTGAATGTCATCTACCGTATAATGCCAACTCACATTTACGCCGGGAGATTGTAACCAATGCCCATGCCCGATTGCGTTTGAACCAACATTTGTATTATCCGTTTCATGGATTGTCACATAGAGCATATTGTTGACCCTGCCCGGTCGGTTTGCCGCCCCTGCCGGGATTGGCATTTGAATAATATTCAAATCCGGCGGCGTAGGCACACCCGTGGAAGTGCGGCTTGCTATTTGAAATCCACGAATCGGACTAAGCCCCGGCGATGCTCCAGACCATTCCAGCGTTACTGCTTCATCGCTATAAATGACAGGGCTTGCTTCAACAGTTGTTGGTGCATTAGGCCATAAATTCCTGCGGACACTGTTTGACGATATGCGCCAGCCGGAAGCGAAACCCGCCCCCGCTATACCAAATGCCTGAACTCTAAAACGGCGAAAATTCCCACGGGTACTAGGTGGTGTCACAGAAGCATTGCCGGAAGCAGTAGTCATACTGACCGTGGTTAAATCTTGCCATGCTCCCCATGCGCTGTTATTGGTGGAGTCTGAAAACTGGATGTTGTAGCCTGTTATGGAATTGTTAATCCCTGCAATTGTGCCGCTCCATGACAGAGTAGCATTTCCTTCCGAAATAGATGGGCTTACAGAAACATTTGTTGGTGCGGTTATCGCCGTGGTTCTTGGTGTCCATTCAATAACAAGCCTTATTTGTGATAAATTCTGCCGCCCCGTAAATGACATATAGTTTGCAAAACTGCCGTCGGCATCCATAAACAGGCAGTTACTGCTTCCGTTGCCGATGGAATTTACAAGCGCAGCAGAAATTGAGAAAGACTTCGCGCCCTGCCCAGCAGATATGGTTGTAGAAAATACTGCGGATACCCTTGTCGGTCTTGGCGCAGGAGTGCTAATGTTCATATTTACCGCTGGCATTCCTGTTTGGTTTCCAGCGTACAAAAATAACGGCAAAGCAACACCGGGAGTGCCAGAGCCTGTGCGATTCAAATGCAAGGTTGCTCTTACTGGCGAATGTGTAGCAAATTGGGCCCGTAATGCCGTAAGGTCAAAAATCATTGTTCCGACATTAATACCCATCTCTACTTCCCATTGCCCCTGCCTAATCATTGGTGTAATATTCGGCATCCACCGCCCACCATTATCGGAACGCCAGCTACAGGCATTTATGGCTTGGTATGTAATGGTCACAGAAAATCACCTCGCTCTTGCTATTCGTAAACTGCGGAAACCAGCGAATTCACTAAACCACAAACCGTAGGTGACATCCGGGTATCTGATATATTTACCGCATCAATGGAAAGTGCGCCCCGCGAAACAAAAACAGTAGCGATTCCTAGCTCCCAAATGTCGGCATTACGTGTTAAATTTGGTGGATTTGGCGTTGGTGCAGGAGTACCCGCCAAAACTGCCAGTATGATTTCCCTGTTTACGTTGCTCCAGCGAAGCACAATTCTGTCTATGCGAGGATTTACGCCGTCAACGGTAGCAATTGGCAAATCAAATGGCGTTGTGTTTTCGTAGTGATACCCATTTATCCAAGCCGAACCAGCCAGCACCAGCACTTGCATTCCAGTAGCGGCTGTTACACGCAAATTATCGGCATTTCGATGAAAAATGCCGTTGCTTACCAAGTCACCAAAATATGAAGCAAAATCTTCTGCATTGTAGATTCTGTCACCACTATTTGAATTAAAGAAGCCAGATTTTTGCATTATCAAGCACCTCCAAGCATTCTAATTTTTTCATTTATCGTCAGCAGCGGTTTGCCGAAAATCACAGAAAGGCTCATGCCTTCCCTGTCGTAGCTTTCTTCAACTTCGGTAACGCGCGCTGTAATACTTACGCCCCAATGTTTGGAAACTACCCGAACTTTGCTTCCAATATCAAAATCAATTTTATACGTTAAATTTCCATACTGATTTACAACGGCATCAAATGCCCTGAACCATCGCAAGTTCTGCCAACCGTGTAATCCCACGAAAAGCCAGTGCTTCCTCATAATTATTTGGGAAAGATTCTGATTGCAAATCCCGTGCATCTACAAAAACTTCATGGCGAAACTCACCGTCACCGCCGCCAACTGGAACAACTACCCGTTCTGAGCCTTCGCCTTCTCCGGCAACCAGCGCGAAACTGGCATAATCAATGATGCTATGCGTAAAGATTTGCTCTATTATATTTTCAAATTCGCGTGAAAATACTGCGCTGGTGTTGTTGCCATGGTATGGTATAATCGAAAACAAGCCTGTTGCTGGGTCAAATATGGTTTTAATGCCAACATCTGCGGCATCAAAAAGGTCTGTAATAGCGGACATGAGATTTTTGTATGACATTTGCGTATTAACATTTACGCCCAAAGATATGGGGATATAATAAATTCCGTCTATTTTACGGCTGACATCGCTTGGGTTTATGAGATTGCCTTGTAAAAGTTGGTCAGTAGCCGCGCCCAAGTCACCCGACAAAACTTCTGTACCAAAAACAATACGCCGCGCTAGAAAGCCTGTAGCAAAGCGGCCTGATATAACAATAAATTCCTGTTCTTGCAAGGTTAGTTCCATAAATTCAATAAGCCCAGCTTCTTCATCATCGTTTTTCCATAAAATATTACCGATACGAAGCAGGGCAAGATTATCAGCAGTAGCCACAGCTTTAAGTTCGAATGCACCACATCGGGAATAACGCCGTGTCCAGCGGAGATATTCGTATGCTTCAATAATTCCGCTAAGTTTCCGCTCGCCTTGGTTAAAAATATAGAGTTCCACGCTACACCCCCAAATATTGCGGTCTATAAAAAATGCTTACCTCCAGCAAATCCATATTATCGGCAGAATCGTACCGTAGGGTATTTCGCCCAGCCTCAAGCTGAAGAAATGTAGAATTTACATCAAGGGATGAAAACGCATTTGTTTCTACTGTACTCAGCCGATGGGTTACACGCTTCCCGGCAAAATGTGTATATATGCGGTACTCTTCCCCGGCGGTCATGGTTTCGTTTATACGGATAAATTCTCCAGTGTTCACGTTTAGAAGTTCCGGCATGGAAAGTGTACCCGTTGCACGGAATACAATTTCACAGCCGCAAGGCACATCACCAATATTGTAAATCGTTATTATTTGGCTAGGTTGACGAATACCGAGTTCAATGCCCGGTGGTGTTATTTCCAGCGGAAACTGAAAGTTCCCCTGCCATGAAGCAAGTTCCTCACGGATAGTTTCCAGCTTCTTCAAAAAATGGTGACGGACACAACAGACTGATGAAAAACGATGGAGCGCGGGATATATTAACCCACCGACAAAGTCATTCGCGCTTTTTTGCATATTTGACATATTCATTTTCAAAGAAACTGACAATTCGATTCTTTGTTGATTTCAAAGAACGCATAACGGACTGTGCCTTTTTCTGAATTTCATTTTTACTTTTTGAGAAGCCTTTTCTTGCTGTTTCATACTTCAAATTATTGTTCAGATATTCGACAGGATTCAATTCAGGAGCATATGAAGGCAGATAGTGCAGCTTGATTTTTTCTGCGTTATTATCTGCCCACTCTCGGAGTAATAACCCATGATGAGCACTTAGGTTGTCAGATATAACGTAAACTTTTTTATCCGTGCTTTTAACCAATTTTTTAAGAAATGCTTTGAATAAAAATTGATTCATCTTTCCTTTATAAAAATGAAACCGCAGTTTTCCGCAATTTGTAATTGCCGCAATCATGTTTACTCGAATATGCTTTGTTTCAACAGGTACAGTTGGTGTCTTACCTTTTGGAGCGTACCCTTTCACATAGTTGCTTGTGTTTTGCACTCCTGTTTCATCAATCCACCATATTTCGGCGTTTTCCGCAATTGCTTCTTTTTCAATGACCGGTATGTGACTTCAAGCCACTTGCGTATCTCCGAAACTTTTTGCTTATAGTGTTTTTTTTGGACGTTGCGATGTGAAGTTCCACTTTGCAAGATAATCGCCCATTGTTGATACAGGCATATCTATTCCAAATTCCGCTTTTACAAGTGCAGATACGGTTTTTCGTTCCCACAAATAACCGCACAGCCCGGTATCTTCCGGAGTCTTGTCCGTTATTAATTGCTTAATTTTTGCTTCTTGTTCTATTGTCAATTTACAGCCTGTTCCTTTGCGGCGACCCATTTTTACCGCCGCTATTGCAGCCATTCCGCCTGTTTGATATTTCTTCCATGTTTTTTGAACATGACGAACTGTACACTCGCAGATATCGGCAACCTCCCTCACATTACCGTGTTTTTTCATTTGACGTACTATTTTTTTGCGCAGTTCCTCTTGCTCATGCGGACTTAGTTGTTTTATGTTGAACTCTAATTCTTTTTCCATAGTTTTTAGTATATCATTTTTCTTTCCTTTGCGAACGACTTTGTCGGTGGGTTAATATTCCCTTGTGACACACCAGCCTCTTCCACAATGCACGATATTTGGCGGTCACGATAAATTAAAGTACCGCGCTGTTTTGGCGTAAATATCCGCAGTAAATGCCGCCGATATTCAAATGTTGCCTCTGTAGTTGGTGCGACAATCTGCCCTTCGATGGTAATATTACGCATATCAAGTGTTGACGATATATAAAACGCGCCATCTTGCCCCGGTGCGCTGAATGTATTTATGCTTTGCCGAATGCGCCCGATCCCATCCAGCCGCGATAAAAATATGGGCTTTAATTGTCGGATGGTAATGCTTGCACCTTCGTTGTTTCTATATGTGACTTCCATCAGCCTACCCCCAGAGCAAGTTTTCTGCTCATATTACGGAATTCTCTGGCCGCTTCTTTTTCGGAGAGTGCCTTGGGTGATGTGATGGATATGTTTTGTGTGACGTTGCCATATGGATTTGCCCCGGCAGAATATGCTCCATCGAAAATACCACCGAAGCCGCCCCGCATATTTGGATTTATATTGAAATCAGTGGGGATGGCTTCTTGCATATCTTTACCGATTTGTTCCATTATTTCTTCAAAACCAACACCAATGCCAGCACCCATATCGCGCCCAATTCCGGCAAAGACAGTGGATGGGGAGCGGATGCCTAAGAAACTGGTTACGCTGTTGACAACACTTCCCACTGCATCACGAACGCTGGAAATTACACTACTTACCATGCTGGTGATGCCTTGCACCAAGCCGCGCATGAGATTTGCCCCAGCTTCTACCATTGCACTTAATCCAGAACCAACCGCACCAACAATGCCTGTTATAATTTGCGGAATTGCCGCTACTATCTCACTTATGATTTGCGGCAGATTCTGAATCAAAGCCACCAGCAGTTGCACTCCAGCTTCCACAAGCTGGGGAATAGAGCCAATTATCGCTTCAACCAAACTTGTGATGATTTGGGGGATAGCTTCCAGTACAGTGCTTATTATTAAAGGCAGATTTTGCACCAAAGAAATCAGCAGTTCTACTCCGGCATCTACAAGCTGGGGAATCGAACCGATTATGGCATCCAATATGTTTGTAATAATCTCTGGAATAGCCGCCACAATGGTTGTTATAATTTCCGGCAGTGCTTCCACCAAGGTAATCAGCAGTTTTATGCCGGAATCTATTATTAACGGAATGGCATCCAATACCGCCGTAATAATGCTGTCGATTATCTGCGGTATAACTTCCACAATTGTTGCGATTATCTCTGGCAAGGCTTCAACAAGCGATGTCAAAAGCTGAATCCCGGCTTCGATTATTTGTGGAATCGCCCCAATCAAAAAGTTTACAATACCCTCAATGATTGCCGGAAGCGCGGCGATAAGTGTCGGGATTGCCGCCAAAATACCATCAGCAAGCCCAATAACAAGCTGTAACGCCGCATCCAATATTTGTGGCAGATTATCAATTAGTGTTTTGACAATGAACATAATCAATTCCACAAGTGTGGGTATCAGCCGTGGAAGCGAATCCGCGATTCCGTTTGCCAGCGCAACAATTACTTCCACTGCACCTTCCAGTAAAAGCGGAAGCGCAATGACAATACCATCCACTATGGTATTGACCAACATTAACGCCGTTTCAATAAGTTTGGGTAAATTGTTCACAATGCCCTCAACTAAGGCAGTAATAACGCCCGGAGCCATTTCCGCGATAACGGACACCAGCGTGTTTACAATTTCCAGTATCTGCGGAATAGCTGTGGCGATACCTTGCACAAGGTTTTGAATGCCCTCTTGAAGAGCATCTTGTGCTACTTCTTGTCCAGAAACAATATCCGCAAATGCCATCGTAATCTGTGCCAGCCCCGGTAGAAGTGTCGCACCAATACTTGTTTTGACACCTTGAAATGCCATTTGCAAATCCGTCTGTGCATTGTTAAAAGCAACAGAAGCATCTACCAATTCGTCACCCATGACAATACCCAAATCGTGGGCTCGCTGCCGCATTTCTTCTATGCTTTCAGTGGTGCTGTTCAAAAGCGGCATTAATTCCATGCCAGCCCTGCGACCAAAAATCTGTAAAGCCATGTTGGTTTTTTCCGTGCTTGGCGGCATAGCTTGGAACGCCGCGATGGTGGCTTCCAAAGCCTCCTCCGGCGTTTTGTCGCGTATGGTGTCAAAATCCAAACCGAGGCGTGTCATTGCCTTTCCGACCTTACCGCCGGATTCGTCAACGCCACCCATAGCGTTTTGGATATTTCTTAAACCATAACTCATGTGATACATAGATGCGCCCGATTGGTTTAATATGTAATCCCATTCTTGCATACCCTGCCGGGATAAACCCAGCTTGCGGGAAGTCTGGTCTACATTTACACCCAAATCTGCGGTTTCAGTAGAAATGTCAAACAATGCTTTCCCAGCCGCCGCCGTAGCCGCACCAAGGGCAGTCACCGCCGCGCCAATGGCAATGCCTACGGTTTTAAGCGTATCGCCCAGCCCTGAAAATCTATTCTCGGCATCACTGGCAATATCACCCGCTTTGTCTAATTCCCCGGCGAAACTACCAGCACCATCCCCTGCGTTATCAAAGCCGGAAGATGTACCATCCAAAGCCCTTGTGGTAGAATCAAGTTCACGTTCCATGTTATTTAATTCCGCTTGCGCCTTATTAAGCTGAATCTGCCAATTTTGGGTGCGTTTATCGTTTTCGCCAAAACTATCCGATGCGTTTTGTAGTGCCGCTTGCAAGGCGGAAATTTTATCTTTCTGTGCATCAATTTCCTTGTTTAACATCTGTTTCCGCGCAGTAAGAGCCTCCATGGATTTATCATTTTTATCGAATTGAGAGGTAATTAATGCCATCTCACTCCCAAGAACCTTGAAAGACTGATTAATATCACGAAGCGCGTCTTTGAATTGTTTGTCTCCCTCTAACCCTATGCGTAGCCCAAAGTCAGCAATGGCCATCACCCCCGATTCAAAACGGAATTATTTCATCAATGGAAAGTTGTCGATGTGGTTTTTCCATACCCATAAATTGTTTATGGCAAGCCCACAAATCTAAAAATAATCCAAGTGGCATCGTCCAGAATTGCTCATCACTCATGTGCATCTGCACTGTGCCATAATAATAAAGCCGGGTAAAAACTTCGTTATCTGTTACCCGGCAGTCTCGTTTTTTGATTCACCTTCTGATTCGCTGGTTACGTTGCGAGCAGTACCTTTGAACATCGCCTCTGTGATGGCATTTTTATATGTGGCTAATTCCAAAGGCGAGGTTAAAAGTTCCACTTCCTCTTCGGTTAATAAATCCTTGGGCGCATCCTTGTGTTTAAGGTTGTAAATCAAAATGGACTGATTCGCCAAAAGCGTAAGCAACCATACAATTTCATCCAGTGCCATTTCAAAATTTTCTGCCTTCATCAGCCGTTCGCCAAGGTTCTCCAAACCGCCATACCGCCCAGCTATCGCTTTGGTAGCTTTGGTTGTGAGAATCATTTCGTATTCCTCACCGCCGATTTTAATTACTGCACTGCGCTCGTTATCCATTTTATTCCTCCTCCGGCTCAAAAACAGGCTCATAGACTTGCGTGTACCAATTTGTTATAGTGTTGTCAGAAACTCCGGGGTCACCTTGGGTAACTTCGGCTTTCCACGGATGTTTACCCGTAGCATCCAGCCTATTCCTACGGAGAATAGTGCCTTCGATGGTAGGTGTTTGGAAGGTGATGGTGTCACCTTTGGTTTGCAAATTAGCCGCAGGGAATCCAAACTTTACCCGGTACATCCAAAAATAACGATAGACACCGTTTGGCTTTGCCGCACGAAAGCCAATGGCTACAGGGTTGCTTTCATTTTCGGATGCGGAAATTAAAACGCCATTATCGTCCACGGATGCGCCTGTTAAATCTTGAACAACTGACACACCAATGTCATCCACGCCCAGCACCAGCCGCCCAGATTTGAAATCCTTAATAACATACGCCGCGCCATCATCAGCATATAATGTCGCTTCTGCCAGTTCGATTGTGATATCCGCACTAATAGCTTTTGCCAGTGAAATGGGTACACCATATGTTTCCTCGCCATTTGCATCTTCCGTAATAGTCGCATAGTATAATTTATCCATGCCAACAGTTGCCATAAACTCACCTCTCTTTTATATTTCGGTTGGGTAAATCCGCGCCACATCTATGCCATAATGATGATATTTGGTATCGTCCTCATGGTCGATATATTGCCGAGAAGTAATGGTAAAATCACCAGCAAGCAACGCACCTGTGATTTTATTTTTTAGTTCGAGATAATTTCCCTTGGAATAAATAGAAATCCGCGCCTCTTGCTGGTCATATTCAGGCAGATTATTGGCGAAAAGTTGAAACGTGTCCGCAAGTGGAGTAATAACAACATATTCGTCTAGAGCAATGCCCGAAAACACGCCTGTTTCAACCGATACGCCCAGCCCGGAAAGAAGCGTATTAAGTTCTACAAGAACGCTCACACACGGCTCACCTCTTCATCCATTTTCCTTTTCATGGCATCTATGGCTGCCTCGCGTGATGAACTTCTTGCTGGTTTCAAAAAGGGTTTAGGTGGCTGACCATGTCTGCCATGTTCCAGTATATTTGCGATTTTTGCATTAGAATCACCCGTGCCGCGCCTTGGTTCGTTAAACCCAACCTTCACGTTGTAATTTCTTTCACGGTCTAGCTTCGCAGGGGAAAGCCCCAGTGCACCAGCCAACTCGCCTGTAGAACGGGATGGAAACTGGGTATCCCTGCCCACAACCGCATTCAAATTTTGCCGTACTTGTTCCAGCACCACTTCGCCCCCGGCTTCGAGAACGCGAGGCACAATCTCATCCGTCCGCTCGGCAAGCCGTGAAATAGTATCCATAAAATCTTCAGGCAGGGAATATGTCGCTCTTGCCATGTAATTCACCCCCAATGTTAATTTTTACTTGGCTCTATTTTTTCAGCCAGCACCTCAATATACATACCACGCCCACGCACATCTTCCACGCTGATAATGTTATAACGCTCTCCATCGCAAATAATATCCATAGCGGCAGTTACCTCAAGCTCCGGTATCTTACGGAAACGGAAAAGCGCGTTTGACGTAGAAAACGCGGCACGGTTACGCCATGATTCGTTGCCGTACCGCATTTCCTTATAGGCACGAACAGATGCAAGTGGTTCATCGTTTTGTATGGCAAAACCCGCGCTGTCCTTGGTCGGCTCGTTCGACACTATGCATATGAAAGAACGCATTTTTCCGAAACTCAAACCGACCACCTCTTGTTCATGGCGAGCAGACGATTAACACTTTGCCAAACTTGCCCTGCGGCGTTTGTATTATCTGCGAAAAAGCCGCCTGTCGAGCCATCCCTGCTTTCAAAAAAATGGCTCGACAGCATGATAACCCCCTGCTCGGTAGCCGGAGGCATTTCTTCATCTTCACTATATACAAGATGTTGGTAGCCTTCGGCATAATCAATGGCGGCACGAATACATTCGCAGATTAAATCATCGTCCTCATCATGTGATATAATCAAATTGGCTTTAACCCTTGGGAGTAGCTTTTCAACTTTACCCACGCCGCACCCTCCTATTTGATATCTTCCTCTTCCATTTGAAGAAGCTGTATACCTTCGGCAAGAATGACTTTACCGTCCACGCGCTGTGTTCCGATGAATCCCACCTGACCATTTCCGGCAAAGAGTTCATTAAGCCGTTGCACAGTACGTCCCATGCGGTCTGCAACCCAATAATGAGCAAAATCGCCAAATGCAACAGGCAATGACCCCGGTTCAACAATGGGAACATATGGCGAAGTATACAGGCGATGCCCCAGCAATCTGTCAGGCTCTCCAGATTGAACACTTGGTTGCCATAAATATTGACCATTGGCATCCTTTAATTTGCGAATAGCAGAAACCGTAATGTCCCGCATGAGAAATACAGCGTTTCTGCGGTACGGACTTTTGAGGGCATAAATTAAATCAATAAGATTGTCAGTAGTGATAGCCTTGCCAGCGGTAACACCAATAGTGCCGCCCCCGGTTGCACGGAAGATGCCCGTTGGTTTATCCGCGCCATCACCAATACAAAACGCCTGTTCTTCAGCTACGCCAAAGGCTCTGGCAAAATCATCAGCGATATAGGTTTCAAGGTTAAACATGGAATCCTGTAAAAGTTCAACGCTTATGCGAACCAGCGTAGCCAGTTTGTAAGCATCCAAGGATTTCTGGTCGAATTTCAACATGCCTTCAGTAATAGATGTGTTTTCGGGTGTCCAGTTGGCTACAGATTTATCGGCGGCGATGGGAATTTTACGCTCCGCATTGGTGGTAATAACCCGTGCGATTCTGCGGATTACATTGTATTCGTCTAGCCCTTTCACTATTTGGCGTTCGAACTCGACAGGCACAAGATAACCGCCGTCTGCATCGGGAGAAGTGCTTAATACGTTGTGAATTGTTTGTTTCCCGCGAATGGCAAGACCGAAATCTTCTTTATATTCGTTGGATGCCATACCAGTTTTGGTAGCAGGGGTTTTGTGGGGAGTATTGATAATCGGTTGGCTGGTCGGCTGGCCCATTTCCAAATCGTGGGCCGCTTGACGTTCCAGCCTTTCGATTTCCTTGCCCAGATTAACCATATCTGCTTCCATCTTGTCGTGCTCGGCGGCGGCTTCCGTAGGAACCATGCCGTTTGCATCGCGCTTGCTGTCCAGAAACTGCTTTGCAGAACTCCAGAGTTTGTTACGCTTTTCGCGTAGTTCAAGAACTGTAGAC